TCCATTTCCTGAGGGAGATACAAAAGCCGAGAATACATATTTGTTTTTAGACAATTCTTCTTTGTCTTTTAACATATCTCTTACCTTTTTATAACCATCAAAATCTAGACAGATTAATCCGCTATGGTCTATAATACTTGTATCTAGTCTTTTAGTAAAGGTGCCTGAAAAACATATAGCTGGTAATAATCTTTTAAGTTCGTTTCTTTTTGTTTTATCTTTTTCTTTCCTTATTCTTTTTACTAAATCTTTAGAAGAGCCGTTCTTTATTCTTTCTATTATGGTGCTTACATCCCTGTGAAATGGAGTTGTAGTTTCTTTTATATTCTGAAATATTGTAATTGTAAATGTCATAGTATGTCGTTTTTATGTCGTTTTTATGTCGTTTTTATTTTCATAACTTGTTGATTACCAATGTCTATGTCGATTATGTTATATATTAACTCATTTTATAAAAAGAAAAAATTAAATTAATATTTTTTTTTGTATACACTATATGAAAGATAGTTAAATTAACATATCGACACAAAAAAAAACATAAAAAAAGAGCCGTAAGAGACTCTCTTTTTACATTCATTACTAGATTAGAAAGGTAGTGAAGTATCTTTCACTGGCTCCGCAACTGGTACTGGCTCTTCAACTTTTTCTGCTGGCTTTTCATAGGGCTCGCTCAACGACAAACCGAAGTATTGTTCTTCTTGTCCTTGCTCATTAGTCCTAGTATTAATCCAACCTGCTAATTCCATCTGCTTGCCATCTGGCATAGCTAATGTACCTTTATAGTCTGGTTCTTTACTACCTTCTTTCTTGAACTTGTTTCTAAATAAATTCCCTTTGTTGGGATTGTGTTTGAATTCTGACATTTTTATTAATTTTTATAGTTCGTTCCAAATGATTCATAGTCTCAAAGATTAAATCTTCTTTCTCGACTTTACTATTAACGGACATTGGAACTCGTATCCACATAATAGTTTTTGGTGGCGTTCTTCGAGGAAGTTTACTCCTCAAATACCGCATAAACTTTACAATTTTTTGTTTCACAGATTAATTTTTTAGTTGTTTTTTTTATTTGTTTTTTATCCTCTTTGTGATACTTTGGGTTCTTAGAGTTTAATTTTCTTTTCTTCATTATAAATCTTCATTAATATAAAACTGCTCAATATTTTCTAGACTACCATCAGCAAAATATTTATTGTACATTTCCACTGCTCTTTCTACTTTGTATTCTCCTCGTTCTAAAAATTCTGGTGTTGGTCTAAACTTGCCTAACACTTTTGATTCTTTACAAATAACATAGAACTCTAAAGGTTTGCCAAACAATTCTTGATATAGATAAGCTTGACTATCATAATTATATGTACGTGCTGAAAATTTGAAACGAGAAATGTCAGCTGTACTTTTTATATCAATAACACAATTGTCTGTAACGATATCTGCTTTACCTTTCCACATTACGCCCTTGATTTTTTTTACAGCTGGCTCTTCAAATTTATTTCCAGTTTTATAAATTGGCATAGCAAAGTCAAAATTCCTCAGCATAGTTTCTTTTAGCTGTTGTGCTAATTCTTTTTCTTTTTCCAAAAGCATAACATCTACTTCTCGCATCGCTATCGTTTCTTTATATAGTTTTGTAGTTCTGCTACTTGCATCTACAAATTCCCAGTCAAATGCTTTGTCTGGTTCTAGAATAAGTTGATGAAAGTATCTACCAAACAAAAAGTTTTTGTTATCGGGTTTTACTTTTTTAAAGTCTATTGGGTTGTTTAATAAGCTGCTTATATCGGAATTAGATAAATAGCTGCGACCGTAGTCCCCGTAATAGTCTTTATCGTTTCTTAGTTTTTTGAGTACTTTTTCCATTTGATATTGCGTTTGTTACTGTTTGTTTAACTTCTTCTGTAATGTTGTAGTTGTTATCTTTTAAGAACTTTATAATGTATTCCATATTTTTATCTTTCTTCGGCAGCGTTGCTACCCATTTAAGAAACGCTTCAACATCTACATCTTGTACTTTGACTACTTTGTCGTTTAGTTTATAGTTAGCAGTTTCTTCATAGCTTGCAACACCACTATCTATACCTATACCAAAGCAACCCAACGCCCTACCCCACGCACTAGTCTCTGCATTCTCTACGTAACTTCCTTTATTAATAAAGTTAGATGCTGCCTCTTCAAAAGCCAGACCAGTTGCTACTGTAAAACCAGATTCTTTATCTACAATCTTAGCTTTAACTAAAATAGTTGTACTTGTTTTTTCTAACACCTCAGTTACTAAACCGTACTTATGTTGGTAGGTTTCTCTAAAATGTTTTAATCGGTCGTGAACCATTACATAGTCCTTCCCCTGAATGTTTACTGTTTTTAATTTACTCATTTGTTTGTTTTATTTGGTTTAACTTCTTGTTTACTTTTGTATATGAATTCATAATTCGCTCACGAGCATTCTTAAGATTCATAATGTGTTTTGCATTCTTTCGTGTGTTAACTTCTCTCTTGATTTTGTTTTCAATCATTAAAAGTTTTCTACGATAGTTAGACAAACATACGACAAAAACTGCATATCTCCAACCTTTTTGATAAAAAATTTCGTACTCTTCCTTTTTAATTTCTTGGTAGAAATCTCCGCCTATGGTTGTGTTGTGAATGATAGTATCTTTAGTGATTTTGTTCTGTTCTATTCTAATCCCAGACAAGATACGTGCTTCAAATTCTTCTCCATCTAACGTGGCTGAAAACTCGTCTGCCTTTGCTTGTTCAAATACTTCTAAGAGAGTGTAACGCATTCCTGAATTTTTTCTCTTATAACTTGATAGTCCACATCTTGCTCCATTTTTTTGGATACTACATCTATTCCGTGTAGTATTGATGAGTGGCTTATCTTGTATCCGTTTTTGGTAAGATATTCCTGAATGTAAGTAAGTCTGATTTGTCTGTCATAACACCCATAATATAATAAGTGTCGAGCATCTACAACCTTTCTTTCTTTTGTCTTGGTGAAAAGCTTTTCTTTGCTAATATCGTAGATGGAACATACGTTCTCTGCTATTTGATTAAAAATTGGTTCTTTCATTAATTTTGTTTTTATTAAAAATTTTATTCCACTGTTCTCTTTCTTTCTGAATATGTTTTAGTTGCTGAGCAGCAGCTAGTAAGTTATCCATTAAGTTGTCTATAGTTTTGATTGGCTTTGACTTGGCCTTGTAATAAGTATTTTGCATTTGTTTGTTTGTTGTTTGTAAAAAGAGAGAGACACAAAAACATTTAATATTTGGATATTATTAGAGTGCGTTGTGCACGTGCCTCTCTCCTAAAGTTACATTATGAAAACTTCAGTAAATATAAATAATGTTTATAGATTGTGCAAATTATTTCTGACTTTTTAATTTCTCAATTTCGAATTGTAGATGGGCGATTGCTTTGGTAAGACATTCTATGCCGCCATCGTTGTGCTTTCGCTTGGAGCGTAAGCAGTAAGTTACAGCATTCCCTACGTGATAAGAACAATTAAAATCATCAACAACATATCGTGCTTGGTATTTACCTACACGATGAGTGTTGCCTACATAATATTCAGGTACTCTTTTGTCGCTTGTTGACTGGGTTGTGTCTCGATTTCTGTCGGTGTCCCAATAGTATTTACTATGCTCCATTATTGTTCTATGTATTTCTTTTCTTTGTTGTATACAATAAACCCATTTCTTTCTAGCAGCTTTATTGCTTTGTCGATTTCTTTTTGCTCTGCCCTAAAGGTGTCAAATATTTGATTGTGTATTACCATCTGAATTTTTTTAAAAGTTTAACAACATATCTTTAGCCATCAGTTCCCACACTTTTTTTTCTAAGTGCTTAAGGTCTAAGCTAACTTCTAATTCTCTCTGAACGTTAAGAGCATAATGTTTCTCGGGTAACAATTGAATGATTACTCCCCCTGCATATCTGATAACTTCGGTAGAGTTAGGTAATATTTTAAAACCTAAATCAACCACACTTAAATCGTGGTCTCTGTACATATTCTCATAAGTTTTCATTGTCATCAGCTGACCAGTCTTTCTAAATGTAGTTAGACTCATCTTGCCTTTGTCTAATGATTGTTGTAGAGTTTGTATTATTTTTTTTCTTGGCGACTTCTGTGTCTTTTCCAATAAAATTTCTGCGTTAAGCAGTCTCCTTGGTTTCTTGAATTTCATATAAATAAATTTTAATTATTGTGTAAATATAGTTTAAATTATTGACAACTTAAAATTTCCGTGCCTTTGAAATACCAATGGCCATCGACTTTGATTTTGCTGATGGTGGTGATATTAAATTTTTTTCGTCTCTCCTCCACGGACGCTAATTTTTTTTCTAGACGTTTAATTTTTTTGGTGAGCTTGACGTTGCGTGCACAAATTTTTGCAGCTGCCTCCGTTGTTAATTGCATATCATTATTATTATTAATGTTATTATTACGCCCGCATATGAGATTGCTAAAAATTTCATATTGGCCTCGTACTTTTTATTGTCTTTCATTTTTGGTTAGTTTATATTTTGACATATCGTTTCTAATTCCACGAGCAAATTTGGCTCTGTGCCTCCGCTCTTTCTCAATGAGGTAAGCTACTTTGAGATTTACTTTTTCTTCTTTACCACTGTATCTAAAGTAATGATTGAATTGAATATGGTTCTTCGCAAAAATTTTTGCGTGCTCCCTCCGAACCATAAGTTCTTTGGCTACGTGATGCATTATCCTACGCTGATTGTTGAGCGAGTAATATTACTTCTACTGACCATATCCCAATAGTAATCGTAATACTTGTCGAATACATCTTGTGCGAGTTCGGTGTATTCGGTGTGAGTTAATCTATCTCTATAAATTTCTTCATCGGTATAGCCGCCCTCTTTCATTTCGTTTTTCATTCCTCTGCTTGCGAGCGAACAGCAGAGTTCTACTTGATTGACTGTAATATACATAAGTTTAGTTTGATTGGTTAATAATAGACAAAGGTACAACAATATTTAGACATAGCCAAATATCATTGTACCTTTTTTTGATTGGTCGTCAACGACTAATTTTGTCGTGCTTGCTCCAACGCTGTGTTGTAAAAATAGGCCTCGTGATTGTCTAGAAATTCCCAGTAAAAATCTGTGATATCTACATTGTTGAGTTCTACTTTTTTTATTGTGAGTTCTTCCTCAGGCGGTTGGTCGTAGTCGTGAGACATATCATTGTAATAGTATTCATACTCCATTACGATACAATAGTTCTCGCCCTCTACTACGCAGACTCCATTTTTATCTTTACGTGCCATACTGTTTTTTTTGGTTTATAATCTAGTTTAAATTGTTCTAACTTTACGTTGAGTTTCTTCCCCCAGTAATTGTTGGGGTCTACTTTAAAGTGCACCCACTTGCTATTAAAGTTTGAAGAATATACTTGCGTAAATGATTTGACTGCTTCATCAGTCCATACAAAATCTGTTTCCATAATTGTTTGTTTTAATTAATAAAATATCCACATCACAACGTAGAAGATAAACCCTAACATCAGTAAGAATATAAAGTCTATCGCTGCTTGCGTGTAGTCCATTTGGTTGTTTTCAAGTTCTTCGACTTGCTGTTTTATTTGTTGAACAGTATCAAGAGTTGCCTCTTTGTTGTCCTCTGAATCGTGGCCGAATTTTATATCTTCCTCTAGCCATTCAAATAAATTTTTAAGTTTTGGTTTCATAATTTTAATAAATTTTTAAAGTTGTCCATTCTATATCAAAAGAAATTAATTCTTCGTGGTCATCTTCATCTCTGTCTGAGTTGTTATCTATTAACCACTTGTCAACATCGTTTGTAATGTCAACAATGTAAGTTCTTCCAGTATTTTCGGTAAATCTAATAATTGCTACTTTCATAATTGTTTGGTTTTAAAATTAAACTTCAATGTAAACAAAGCAGAGGTTAGCTAGTAACCTCTTGCTCTGAATACATTTCATTACACACACTGCAATGATAATTCTTGTTGCTGATTTCAGTTGGGTCGAACGTAACTTCTTCCAAGCAGACATTACAATACTTTGTGTTATCATCTTCCTTATCGTGTATTAACGATAGTGATGAGAACAATGATTGCTGCTGATGGTATCGAGTGTTCGGCTCGTACGTGTACCTCTGATAATTCGGTTTAGAATATTTTGGCATTGTAAACCTTTGTCTTATAATTGGCTTTCTGATTGGAAAGCTTTTGTGATACTTCATACTTCCCATACTTCTATAACTTGTGTCTTTGTTAATAAAGTATATCCAAGCTGTCAAAATCGTGCCGCTGCCTAGCTTGATAGGTATTCGCTTGCGTTGATAAAACTGCGGGTGTCCCTCTAGTGAATCAAGTGCAGCAAAGGTGTCGTTATTTACTTTGTAGACTTCTACTTCTACGTGGTGTCCATAACCGCTCTTGTCCAACAAGTAAGGTAGCCCGCTAATCACTAGCGGGTACTTGTCTCTTGTTGTCCCTTTGCCAAC